GACTTCAAGCAGGGAATCCATAACCTCAAGATGCAAATCGATGAGGATCTTGAATCTCTGCGTATTGCTGGCATCCGGTATAGGAGGTCTGAGGAGTATGCCTCTGTTGAGAATGAATTGGAAGCTACTTCACGGTATTTTCGTTCTCCAAAGTATGACTATCCTGACCTTGACCTGGATGATGTCTGGTTTGTTCTGGGGGATATTTTTAGGCATTCCCGGCTCACATCTTTTAACTACATCATTCGGATGTGGGAGAAGAAGTATGCGTTGGGTGCTTTCATGAGGGACCCTCTCAGGCTACGCAGTAAATATAAGCGTTCCAAGTTTATCCATGACCTGGGTGGTTATGGTCCTTTTAAAGCATTGTGGGCCCGCACCTTCTGGGCCGCAACTCAGATTTTGCCAGTTTCAGCTGTGTCTGTGAAGGGCGAGGCCTTGCCTGAGAAGAAATGGGCCAATAACATGGTTCGTTCCATTATTGGCTCGCCTATTACCCAGTACATTTTGTCAACCATTTGGAATTATGGCCCCAATCACAGGTTTTCATGGGTTTCGACACCCATCAAAATTGGCATGCCACTCAATGGTTACTGGATGTCCACTATTTGGCAGCGCCACTCACGCTGTCAAATTCATGTGGAGGGTGATTTCACTGCTTTTGACAGCACAATTAGTGGGAAGGTGATTGATGTCATCAAGGCCATCCGAAAGCACGGTTTTGAGCACCACAAGGATAGAGACCGGATTGCCGACTTGATTGACATCAATTACGAGCAGGTTGTCCACCAACTGTTGAACACTACTTCCACTGGAAATGTGTACAAGAAGGGGACTGGTCTGACAACTGGCCATTCTTCTACTAGCATGGACAACTCTGTGGGTTTGGTGGTGCTTTACTTAATGGCTTGGAAAGACTTGACTGGTTTGTCATCTCGGGAGTTCATGTATTATAATGAGCTCTCATGTTTTGGCGATGACCATGTGTTGTCAATCTTAGCCGCAAAGCCTGCCGTGTGGACACCGAAAAACATTAGGTCCACAATGGCCAAGTGGGGCCTCACCAACAATTTGGAAGTGAAACAGTCACTTAATGAGGTCTCTTTCCTTTCGAAGTGGGGAAGACGTGCAAC